CTGGAGGACCTCGGCTATGCCATGGGAGACCTCGAGGGAACGACCGAAGAGACATTCGACGGCATCCAGGATCCGCTCGACCAGATGACGCCGATCATCAACACGCTGAAGGACACAGGGGCGCAGATCATATCAGACCTCGGCCCCACTATCGTAGACATCCTCGGAGTGCTGGCGGAGAAGGTGTCGCAACTGAACGAGTGGTGGATGAGTCTTGACGAATCACAGAAAAACATAATATTTACCATTGCTGGCGTCCTTGCCGCGATCGGGCCGGTCCTAAGTGTGGTTGGAACACTGATTACAACAATCGGGTCACTGATGTCGATCGCGGGCGCTTTGGCGCCGGTCATAGCAGTGCTTACCGGACCGGTGGGATGGGTTGTGGCGGCAATAGCGGCGCTTATCGCTATCGGCGTAGCGCTATACAAAAACTGGGACACGATCAAGGCAAAAGCCAAGGAGATCGCTGAAAACCTGTCTGCTAAATGGAACGAGATAAAGAACAACATCTCAGAGGCCGTCAGAAACATGCTGACAGCTGTAAAAGAGAAATTCGACAGCATCAAATCGACGATCAAAGAAAAAATTGAGAGCGCGAGGGACACGGTAAAAACCGCAGTAGACAACATAAAATCAAGTATATCGTCCGCGGCAAGCTCGGCTCTTTCGACCGTCACGGAAAAATTCAACAGCATCAAATCGACGATCAAATCGAAGATTGAGAGCGCAAGGGATACGGTCAAATCTGCGATCGAAAAGATAAAAGGGTTCTTCAATTTTTCCTGGAGCCTTCCTCATCTCAAAATGCCGCATCCGTACATCGAGGGCGAGTTCTCACTGAACCCTCCCAGCGTCCCGCATTTCGGCATTGATTGGTACGCAAAGGGCGGCGTCTTTGACGCACCTTCCGTCATCGGTGTCGGTGAAGCAGGATCGGAGGCGGTCGTACCGCTCACGGAATTTTGGAAGAAACTGGAGGAGCTGGCCCAGAAGATTATCCAGGCAAATGACAGGCTGGCGGTAGAGCTGGCGCTGGCGATCATCGAAGCGATCAGCGGAATGTCGATCAGCATCGGAGACCGGGAATTTGCAAGGATCCTGAGAGAGCATGGGGTGACAACATGAGCGGGGTGAATTTACGATATGTCGCCTCAAGCGGCAGGGCATACAACCTTAAGGACAGGACGCTTCGGGCGAGGTCAAAAACGAACTTCCACAAATGGGAATGGGGCATCAACTCAGTATCGCTGCAGTATGGCAACCGCGTATCAGCATTTACGCGGCAGGCTGCAGTGTATGAAGCGGAACTGTCACTGTTCGGGACGTCAGAAAGCCGGCTGAAGCGGCTCGAGGAACTCCATAACGACTTCGAGCTGGATGTCCGCAACATGACTCCGGGGCGCCTCTACTGGAATGATTATTATATAAACTGCTACGTGACAAAGAGCTCGACCGAGCCGGATGACAGCAATGTGGTCGTCAATAATACGGTCTCGTTCTACTGTCCGCACCCATTCTGGGTCAAGGAAGAAAAAATTGTGCTTTCAGCGTCAGAAGTGAGCGGCGGCGGTTTCCTGGATTTCGAATATGATTTTCCTTACGACTTTACCGCGCCTGTAATGGGAGAGCGGAATGTTGCGTCAGATTTTCCGTTTGCGTCAGAGTTTCGCATGGTGATCTACGGAGCAGCGGTCAATCCGCGCATCACGGTGAACGGGTATCCTTATGTTCTGTATACCACTATTGCGCAGGGATCCTACGCAGTGATCGATTCCAAGACAAAGACGGTCATCATGTACGGCTCCGGAGGCGTCAAGACAAACATCTTTGATTACCGCAATAAGTCAGACTCGATATTCGAGAAGATCCCGCCTGGAAACCTGAACATAGCATGGGACGCATCATTCGGCGTCGATCTGACCATCTTCAGGGAGCGGTCAGAGCCGGGATTTGAGGAGGTGTGATGAGCGAGATTATAGTTGCGGATACTTCCGGGATCGAGCTGCGGAGCATGGTCTATGCGGAATATGATTTTGAGATCGGGGATGATGAGAATTCCTTTGAGGTAATATGCAACCGGGATGAATGGGAAAGCACTCCGCAGAATGCAAGGCTGTATATCCCGGGCACGGAGTTGGGAGGCCTCTACAAGCTCACGAAGGTGAGCAAGAAGAACGGCACGATCACAGCCGGAGGCTATACGTGGCGAGGAATGCTGCAGAAAAAGATCATCTGCCCTCCGTCCGGTCAGGATTACGCGACGGACTCCGGAGAGCTCAATGAAATCATAGGCGCGAGAGTGGCAGCGGCCTACCCGGGACTTTTTGTCGGATCGTCGGAATCTACGGGAGTAACGACGTCTTACCAGTACGCAAGATACACGACACTATATAACGGGCTGCGCGAAATGCTGAAGGCTAAAGGCTATAAGATGCAGCTGTCTTATGATCAGACGCAGCGTAAAGTGGTCGTCAGTGCGGCGCCGATCAGCGACTTCTCGGCGAGAATCGAGTATTCGGACGACATGAATGCAAATTACAGCATGACGCTCGACGGCAGGAGCGTGAATCACCTGATCTGCCTGGGCGGAGGCGAGCTGAGCAGCAGGACTGTCATTCATTTGTACGCAGACAGTTCAGGAGTCATCTCCCAGACCCAGACGCAATTTGATGAAAACGAGATCGTGGCAGTATATGACTACACAAACGCATCGGACGAGGAACTGCTGAAATCAGGGATCGATCAGCTGAAAAGGCTGATCGAATACAATGAGAACAAATTTACGATCGACCTTGAGAGTGAGCAGGATGTGGCCATAGGGGATATTGTCGGCAGCAGGGACTACCTGACAGGACTGACTATGACCGCACCGATCACCAAAAAGATCATCAAATGGCAGAAAGGCTTCGAGAAGATCGAATACAAGCTGTCCAGTGATATTACAATCGACCAGAGCTAAGGAGCAAACAAATGAGCATGAATATAATCGCGGGATACAGAGGAGAGCCACATATTACATCCCAGCAGCTGAGGAACGAGAATATCGGCATATTCGGGGATGATGCCTGCATCCTGGCAGTCGGGTCAGAAATGGCCGCCACAGTCATAAGCGCAAATGAAGTGGATATCGCCGACGGGATCCTTGTAGCGGAGGGATGTACGGCAGAGATCACGCATGGGACGGTGGAGGCGATGGCGATTGACAACGGGTCTCAGGGGATGCTGAGAACGGACCTGATCGTAGCAAGGTACACGAAGAATTCGGGCACGGGTGTGGAAGATATGCAGCTGGAGGTCATCAAAGGCACTCCGGCAGCGAGCAATCCGGCAACGCCAAGTCACACAACCGGATCCATCGCAGACGGTGACACAACTGTGGATTTCCCGCTGTACGAGGTACACTTGGACGGAATCGCTATTGATTCGGTCGTAAGGATTCCGGATGTTGTATCGATGGCAAAGCAGAATGACGTTACGTCGCTGACCACCATCGTTACCAGCCTGGTCAACAAGATCGGATCTGTCGCAATGGGAACGGCGGCAACTACGATCACGGGCGCTATTAAAGAACTGCTTACCAAGATTAACGCCAACACGTCTAACGTGACCGATGCAAGAACGAGGGTGAGTGCTCTGGAGACAAAGGCACAGGGCATCGTGGGAACAAGGCAGTATACCGCAAATGCAGGCGACAGCACTTATGTCAACCTTGAGGCATCATCTGTCTATCTCATCATCGTCAGCGGATGGACGACGAGCACGGCGGTGACGGGAATGTATGTCGTGGGAACCACGATGGGCGCGGCTCTTGGCATCAAAGACATAAGCTCCGCGAGCAGTGTTGCGCTGAGTGACACAGGCAATGCAGGAATCCTCAAGGTTCAGAACAATGGCAATGTGACGCTGAGAGTCACAGTCATCACTCTGTCTGGTTCTGTGCCGCTGTAAGGAGGTACGCTATGATTGATACATCAAAAGTAATTCATGCCCCTGTTGGTGGTGGCAGATATACGATTACTGCTCCCATAGTAAAAGAGGACTACGGTCTGTATCTGCTGATTGAAGGGTTGGAGTTGCCGTCAACGTATGAGGTGGACTTCTCCAACAGTGAGCATAACGGAACGTCCGTGACTATGATAGGCAATGCGGATGGAGTGCTGATTCCTAGTCAGTTTATCAAGTCGGGCAAAGACGTATTCGCTTTCCTTTACCATGTCGGTGAGGACTACGGACGGACGGTCTTTAAATTCCGCATCCCCAACAAACTGCGCCCCGACCGCACAGACGAAGAACCCACTCCCGAACAGGCATCAACCATTGACCAAGCTATCAATGCACTCAATACGGCAGTGGAGCAGACCGCACAGGATGTCCTTGATGCTGACGCAAGTGCGACCAGTGCG